GAGAAAGTTGCTGTTGAAGCAAAAGGTCGCGCTCTGAAAGCTGAGTATTCACTAGAACTCGCTCAAGACCTTAAGGCGATCCATGGTCTTGACGCTGAAGCAGAACTTGCTAACATTCTTTCTGCTGAAGTTCTTGCTGAAATCAACCGTGAAGTTGTACGTACAATCTACGTAACTGCAAAACCAGGTGCTCAGAACAACGTTGCTAACGCAGGTTCATTCGACCTAGACGTTGACTCCAACGGTCGTTGGATGGCAGAGAAGTTCAAAGGACTTATCTACCAGATTGAAAGAGATGCTAACGCGATCGGTCAAGAGACTCGTCGCGGGAAGGGTAACTTCATCGTCTGTTCTGCAGACGTTGCAAGTGCTCTAGGTATGGCAGGCGTTCTTGATTACGCACCTGCTCTAGGTGGTAACAACGGTTTGGCAGGTGTTGATGACACCGAGTCAACTCTAGTTGGTACACTTAACGGTCGTATTAAGGTCTATGTTGATCCTTACTCTGCTAACATTGCAGACGATCACTTCTACGTCATGGGTTATAAGGGTACTTCTGCATATGATGCAGGTCTCTTCTACTGCCCATACGTTCCTCTCCAGATGGTCCGTTCCATCGGTCAGGACACATTCCAACCAAAGATTGGTTTCAAGACTCGCTACGGCATGGTCGCGAACCCATTCTCCCGTGGAACCACTCAGTCAAGCGCTGCATTGACTGCAAACGCAAACGTCTACTACAGACGTACTCGCGTTCTCAACCTTATGTGATTCGTTTTTCACATTCTTTCGGAGGGTCCCAAAGGGGCCCTCTTTTTTTATAAATAATTCTAAAACATTATGGCATATTTTGCTGACAATCCAAACTGTCCTTCCAACTTTCTTTCTGGAATAGGATTTCAGTTTAATTTAAAAAAATTGCCTGGAGTATCTTTCTACTGTCAATCTGCTAATATACCTTCAGTAAATTTATCCGTTGCTATGCAAGCAACTAGGTTTAATGCGATTCCAGAACCAGGAGATGAAGTTAACTATGATGATCTTTCTATAAGATTTTTAGTAGATGAAAAACTAGTAAACTATAAATCTATTCATAATTGGATTAGATATCTAGGACATCCAGAAGGAGAAAAAGACTGGACCGATTATTCTGATGGAGATTCTTATCAAGAAAAACAATATAGTGATGGTCAAATATTTGTATTAGATAGTAATTTTAATAGAAAATTTGAAATTTATTTCAAAGATTTATTTCCAGTATCTTTGGGAGGATTAAATTTTGATGCTACATATACAGACACTGAGTATTTTGCTGTAGATGCTACATTTAAATATACTATCTATGATATAAAGGATGTAAGTTAGCCTAGATAAGATACTGATTGATTTTATATGATAACACTTGACGACATTAAATCCCAATGGGCTGAAGACTCAAAAATTGAACAAGATCTACTAGACGAAGAATCAATTAAAATTCCCCAACTACACAGCAAGTATTTAAATTACTTGTCTGATGTTAGGTTGTTAAAAATAAAAAAGGACCATGAATATAAATCTCTACTCAGAGATAAGTTTGAGTATTACACAGGTAAAGCAGAACCAAGTGTGTACCAAGAAAAACCGTTTGACTTAAAAGTACTGAAGTCAGACCTAGGATTGTATATGGATTCTGATCCTGAATTACAGCTTCTACAAACTCGCATAAATTATTATGAAGAGATTATGTTTTTTCTTGAAAAAGTTCTCCAATGTTTAAACAACAGAGGATTTCAAATCAAAAATAGTATTGACTGGCAAAAATTTATGCAAGGTAGTATTTAATGACTGATGTAGTTATTCAAAAGAAAAATGAAGTATATTTAACTGTTGAGTGTGAACCGCATATTAAATATGAACTGTCGGAGTATTTTACATTTGAAGTTCCAAATGCAAAGTTCATGCCTCAATATAAAAAAAGATTGTGGGATGGTACAATTAAATTGTTCAGTCCAGCTGATGGAAAAATATACTGTGGTTTGTATGACTACCTAGTTGAATGGTTAGATTCCAGAGAGTATAGTTACGAAAACAAAGATAATGAATATTATGGTTTACCACAAGAAACCAATGATTTAATATCAGTTAATGGTATAGTAGATTTTGTTAAGAGTTTAAATATACCTTTCAAGGTAAGAGACTATCAATACTATGCTATTTTTCAGGCATTAAAATATAATCGTAGGTTATTATTATCTCCAACTGCATCGGGTAAGTCATTAATGATTTATTCTATTACTAGATTTTTTGCAAATAGAGGAGATAGAATATTAATTGTTGTACCTACTACATCATTAGTTGAACAGATGTGTGGTGACTTTGATACGTATGGTTGGTCTTCTGAAGATAACTGTCATAAAATTTATGCCGGTAAAGATAAACAAACTAATAAACAAGTAGTAGTAACAACTTGGCAATCAATATATAAATTACCTAAAAGTTATTTTGAACAATTTGATTGTATTATTGGAGATGAAGCACATTTATTTAAAGCAAAATCTCTAATCAATATTATGACCAAGTTACATAATTGTAAACATCGTATTGGATTTACTGGAACTCTAGATGGATCAAGTACAAACCAACTTGTATTGGAGGGATTGTTTGGACCAGTCAATAAAGTTATTAAGACAAAACAACTAATTGATAAAGGTCATCTATCAGCATTAAAAATTAATATTTTATTATTACAACATCCAGAATTATTATTTGATTCATATCAAGATGAGATGGATCATATCTGTACTATGGATAAGAGAAATAAATTTATTAAAAAACTTACATTAAATCAAACTGGTAATACTCTTATCTTATTTGCATATGTAGAGAAGCATGGTCAAGTACTTTACGATATGATAAATAGCAGTGTATCAGAGAATAGAAAGGTATTCTTTGTCCATGGTGGTGTAGATACTGAGGATAGAGAAGAGGTTAGACAAATTACAGAGACCCAAGATGATGCTATAATTATTGCTTCATATGGAACATTCTCTACTGGCATTAATATTAAAAAATTACATAACATTGTATTTGCCAGTCCTAGTAAATCAAGAATAAGAAATTTACAATCAATAGGAAGAGCTCTTCGTAAAAGCAATCAAAAAGAAATAGCAACATTATTTGATATTGCAGACGATTTCACAAAAGGAGATAGAAGAAACTATACATTAAATCATATGGTAGAAAGAGTAAAAACTTACTCTCAGGAAAATTTTAATTATGAGATTATTCCAATCAATTTTAGGAGAAAGGAAGAATGATGATTCAAGAATTTATCGGAATGCTAAAGTTAGTTAGTGGTGAAGAAATTATTGGTAGAGTATTAGTATGTGAAGAAGAGAATGGATTTGTTATTGAGAATCCATTTAGTGTAGAAGAAACTATTATTGAAACACCAGCTGGTGAAATGGTAAAGATAGATTTGAGACCATGGGTTAAATTCTCTAGAGAAGAAATTCTATTTGTAGAGAAAGAAAAAACAATAACTATCTATGAAGCAGATGATAGAATAGAAAAGATATACAATAGAACATTACGTAAATATTTCTTTCAAGAAGATACAAGTAAATTAGATCTTAATGAAGAGATGGGATTTAAAAATAAAGTAAATGATGCAAGAGATAGCTTAGAGAAGATCTTTAAAGATAGCTAAGTTGTTCTCTGAACCTTAGCAGAGTTATTATACAGACATTTTAACCACTTGTCAAGTCTTTGATAATGTGGTATACTACTAACAATTACGAAAGCTAATAGCTGACATGTACCATGAAGAAAAAAGAACATTATGTAAACAATAAAGAATTTTTAGAAGCTATTACAGTTTATAGAAACAAAGTCATTAAGGCAAAAGAATCAGGTGAAACAAGACCAAGAGTACCAGAATACATTGGAGAATGTTTTTTAAAGATTGCAACACACCTATCATACAGACCAAACTTTGTTAACTATATGTTCAAAGATGATATGATTTGTGACGGTATTGAAAACTGTTTACAATACATTGATAATTTTGATCCAGAAAAATCTTCTAATCCATTTGCTTATTTTACTCAAATTATTTACTTTGCATTCTTACGTAGAATACAGAGAGAGAAAAAACAATTAGATATTAAAACACGAATCCTAGAGAAGTCTGGATTTGATGAAGTGTTTAGCGCAGATAGTTCGGTGTTAGGATATGATTCTTCTACGATGAATAGTATTAAAGAGTCCCTTGAAATTAAAGTTAATCGATGACCATTGCCCTTATTACTGATCAACATCTTGATGGGAGAAAAAACTCTCAAGTGTTCTGGGATTATTTCTTAAAATTTTATGATAATGTATTCTTTCCTTCTTTAGATAAGTATAAAATAAAAAATATTATTGATCTCGGTGATACGTTCGATAATAGAAAAAATATTGATCTTGCTGCATGGCATCGTATTAAGAAACACTATTATGATAAGTTAGCAGAACGTGGTATACGTGTTCATATGATTGTTGGTAATCATACTGCATATTATAAAAATACAAATAAAATTAATACACCAGAATTACTTTTAAATAGTTACGGTAACATTCATATCTATAGTGAGGTTGAAGATATTACTATAGAAGGATTAAAAATAACGATGCTTCCGTGGATTAATTCTGAAAATTATGATAAAGTTTTTAATCACTTAAACAACACTGACTCTAAAATTATTATGGGTCATCTTGAGATCGATGGATTTCAAGCTATACCTGGTCATGTGTTTGAGGGTGGATTAAAATCAGAATCATTTAATAAATTTGATAAAGTTTTTTCAGGACATTTTCACCATAAATCAGAAAGGGGAAATATAAAATACCTTGGAAATCCATATGAACTTTTTTGGAATGATTATAAAGCAGAAAGAGGATTTCATTTACTAGATGCTAAGACTCAGAAACTAGGATTTATTAAAAACCCATATCGTATTTTTAATAAAATATTTTATAATGATGTAAAAAATAATTATAAAAATTTTAATGCTTCTGAATATAAAGATATGTACATTAAAATTTTTATAGAAGAAAGAAATGATAATAACTTATTTGAACAAGTTTTAGAAAAATTATATGACACAGGTGTACATGATATTAAAGTTATTGAAACTGATAATTTAAACTTAGATAACTCTGAAGAAACTTTTGAGGGTGAGGATACCCTTACTACTCTCAATAGATATATAGATGAAACAGAGAATATAAATCTTAATAAAAATAGTATTAAAAATATTATTAAATCGATTTATGTTGAGGCTTGCGAGGTGCAATAATGTTTATTCTCACGATGTCAGATGAAACTGAAGGAGCATATGCCGTTATAACACAGGAAGGTGAAAAAGTCCTTCAGTTGTTTGAAACTAGTGATGATGCTGAACGGTATGTTGGACTTTTAGAAGCAGATGGATTTCCATCTGTTGAAGCAACTGAGATTGAGAGTGAACAAGTAGTTGCGGCTTGTGAGAGATTCGGATATAATTATGTTATAATAACACCAAACGACTTTGTAATCCCACCAAAATTTGATTCGCATGATTTTATTTAAGAGTGTAACTTATAAAAATTTTCTCGCTACAGGAAACAATCCTATAACAATCTTTTTAGATTCTACTAACACAACTCTGATTGTTGGTCAGAATGGTGCTGGTAAGAGTACTATCATTGAAGCAATTGTATTTGCACTGTTCAATAAATCTTTTCGTAAAGTAAATAAAAATCAACTTATCAATAGTATCAATGAAAAAGATTGTGTAGTAGAAGTTATATTTTCAGTTGGTGCTACTGAGTGGTTAGTTCGACGTGGAATGAAACCTGGTATATTTGAAATTCATAAGAATGGAGTTTTACTTGATCAACATTCCTCTGCAGTAGATCAACAGAAATGGTTTGAACAATACGTATTGAAACTAAACTACAAATCATTCACTCAAATTGTTGTACTTGGTTCTTCTACATTTGTTCCTTTCATGCAGTTACCTGCTGGATCACGTAGAGAAATTATTGAGGATCTTCTAGATATTCGTATCTTCTCTACAATGAATGTTATTCTAAAAGATAAAATTAAAACATCAGGTGAAGAACTTAGAAATTTTGAAACCGATATTGCTTTCTTGAAAGAGAAAGCAGAAATGCAAACTAATCATATTAAGTCTTTAGAGAAAACGGCAAAGAAAACTATATCTCAGAAGCAAGATAAAATTGTAGAACTAGAAGAGGGTGTTGAAGTATTAAATAAAACCATAGAAAAATCTAATACTCATGCAACTCAATTATTAGAAGAACTAACTAAATTTAATGGTATTGATATAAAAATTAAAAAATTAGAAAAGGAAATTACAACTAATACTAACTTAATTACAAGAACTGAAAAAGAAGAAAACTTTTTTGTAGATAACGATGTATGTCCAAAGTGTACACAACCTATAACTGAAGATGTTAAGAAAAATCATATTCTTCAATCTTCTAAAATTATTCATGATACAACTGAAATAGTTAAAAAATATAAGAGTCAACTTCAGACAGCAAATAAGATTATTGAAAAACAATCTGATATGAATATGGAGGTATCTGATATTAATTGGGATATCAAATCAAAATTGCAAACTATTAAAACAACTCAAAAAATTATTTCGGATATCAAAAGTGAGATTGAAGATTTAAAAAATGATAGTTTAGATATTGATAGTGAAAAAGAAAAGTTATCTGCCATCGGCACCGAAGGATTATCTGTACAAAAATCTATTACAGATATAAAAGATACTAAAAGAAACTATGATGTTATTTCTTCACTACTCAAAGATGGTGGTATTAAGTCAATGATCATTAGGAAGTATCTTCCTGTTATGAATCAACTTATCAATAAGTATCTACAAGAACTTGACTTCTATGTAAACTTTACTTTGGATGAAGAGTTTAACGAAAGTATTAAATCTAGACATAGAGATGATTTTACATACAGCTCCTTTAGTGAAGGAGAGAAGATGAGAATTGACCTTGCTCTGATGTTTACTTGGAGATCTATTGCTAAACTTAAAAATTCTGCAAACACAAATCTTCTTATCTTAGATGAGGTTTTTGATTCTTCTCTTGACGTTGGTGGTACTGATGAATTCCTTAGAATTATCAGAGGAGTTCAGGACGATACTAACATCTTTATTATCTCTCATAAAGGAGATGTTCTTCTTGATAAGTTTGATAGAGTTATGAAATTTGATAAGGTTAAAAACTTTAGTAAGGTCACAGTTTCATGATAGATAAATTTATAGACTGGTATGTGGGTTCATTTACCAACAGGAAACAAGCATTGTCTCACCCATTCATGTTCAAGGAAGTTAACTTGAGTCATAAGTATATGGGTGACAATACTTTTTATGGAGAACAAAAAACAGTATATACTGATAATACATATCGAAAATTTAAAAATGTAATATCAGAATCTGATGGATTGATCATTGCAAAAAATTATACATTGGAGGATGAATATATGCCCAACTGTGATATGGTTTTTAAATTTGATGGCAAACAATTTGTAGGTGAAGTTGAAGGTTGTGATTGTTTAGTGGAGAGAGAAGGAAAACAAACATATGTAAAAAATTCTACCTATCTTAGTGAAGACAGTTATAAGGTTTATGATAGAGGTTATGAGGTAGATACGGACGAATATATCTGGGGCTCTAGATGGGGACACTTTAAGTTCATTCGCATTGATAAGGAACCCATATGGATTGATGGTTGACACCACTCCCCTTTTATGGTATCTTAGCTGTATCGATAAAAAACTATGTCAGTTTCTCAAGTCAAAAGCAATCTTGCAAAACTTCTTGCAACTGAAAACCTGACAGTTGAACATAGTAATGTCTCTACAGCATCTTTCAATGTTGAGACCAGAGTTCTTCAACTTCCTGTATGGGAAAACATTACAGAAGACATCTATGATCTTCTTGTAGGTCATGAAGTTGGACATGCTTTATATACACCATCAGATTATTATACTGAGGATGTTCCTCAATCATTCCTTAATGTTATTGAAGACGCCCGTATTGAACGAATGATTAAGGCAAGGTATCCAGGACTTTCAAAGTCTTTTTACAAAGGATATGCAGAACTTAATAATCAAGATTTTTTTGAGTTACGTGGACTAAAACTGTCTACGATGAAATTGATTGATAGAATTAATATTTATTTTAAGATTGGTATTCATGATATCAATACAATTATTCCATTCTCACATCAAGAAAATAAATTTATTGAGATGACTAGGAATGCTGAAACTTTTGATGATGTTGTAGATATTTGCAAAAAACTTATTAAATATATTAATGAGAGTAAAGATAAAGAAGATATTAATTTAGATGATGTAAAAAATATTTCAGAAACTGATCAACCTGATAATGGTGAACAGATCCCAATTGAAATAAAAGATTCTGAGTCTGATAGTAATGATGCCAATTCTCAGACTGATGGTAATGAAGGTGGTGAGGGAACTGAGCCTGATAATGATTTAAACACTGATTATGATGAAGAAGAATATTCTTCTGATACGGATAGAGCATGGAATCGCAATACAAAAACTCTTGTAGATACTACGGCAATGAAACATGTGTATGTAACTCCACCATCTATTGATTGGTCCGAATGCATTGAACCAATCAGTATGTTTACAGAAAACATGAATAAGAATATAGAATTTTTTGAGAAAGCATCGTTAGGTTATAATAATATTAATATTATTGATCTTTGGAAAAAATCTTTTACTTCCTTTAAAACTGAAAGTAGTAAATCAGTTTCTTATATGGTGAAAGAGTTTGAAATGAAAAAACAAGCTGATCAATATAATCGTTCTGGTATATCTAAAACAGGAGTTCTAAATACAAACAAATTATTTTCTTATAAGTGGTCTGAAGACGTTTTTAAAAAGAACACTATTCTTCCCAATGGAAAGAATCATGGGTTAATTATGTACATTGACTGGTCTGGATCTATGTGTGATAATATGACTGGTACTGTTAAACAATTAATTAACTTAATTAGTTTTTGTAAAAAAGTAAACATTCCTTTCCAAGTATTTGCTTTTTCAGATCATGGTGTATATGAACCTCGTAAACCATATCGTGAAACAATTAGAGATTATGAAATTGCAATAAGTCAACGTTTTCGTTTAATCGAATTGTTTAATAGCAAAGTTAAAAATTCTGAATTTGATAATCAATTATTTAAACTTTGGGCGTTGATGAAATGTATTGAAGCTAGGTCTGGTAATATGCCGCATGGAAATTATTCTTTGAGTGGAACTCCATTGAATGATACTATTCTTGCCGCAATATATGTTTTTAATAAATTTAAACGGGAAACTAAAGTTGATAAAGTAAATACAGTATTTCTTACTGATGGAGAATCAAACGGGTTGGCGTATTGCACAACTAAAAAACATGTAGATGGTGAAAAATACATTTCTAGAACACCTATAAATTATGATTCTCAATATAATGTAATTTGTATCAAAGATCCTAGTAGTGGATATGTAGATTTAAATATCAACGATAGTCATGATTACAGAACTTGTGGAATGAATGTAACAACTGCTTTGATTAAATATTATAAGTGGATGACAGGATCAAATATTATTGGGTTTAGACTTTCTGAGTCATATAATATTAAATATATTATTAGGGCATCAGTTGATGGTGGAACAGACAATTATGATCACTACAAAAAAATGTGGAGATCTGATAAATGTTTTGTTATTAATAACTTAGGATATGATGAACTATATGTTCTTCCAGGATCAGGAGATTTTAATGGTGCTGAAGCTGTAATCAATGCTTCAAATACTGATAGTAAAAGTAAAATTAGAACACAGTTTAAGAAATATGTAAAAACTAAAATGTTTAATAAGATAATCTTATCAAAATTCGTCAATCAAATTGCTTGACGGACCAACCGTTGTGCAGTATAATAGCCAAGTAACCAAAGGACATCCAATGAACTCTACTGACGTAATTGTTTCAGATCTAATCTCTCGATTTGGGTCAAGCGTTACTCGTAAAAATATTTCCGAATACAGTGAGACTAGTGATGCTTCCTTTGTAACCTTGTGTAATCGACTAAAGCCATACAAGGTTGGTCGTGGTTTGTATAATCTTACAGTTAAAGAAAAACTAGAACAGAATTATTCAACTGATACTGGAGTTCCTTTTATTGAAATCCAAAATCTTGTTCCGGATAAAGATCCTACATATGTTCCTTTTGGAAATTTTTCTGATGTAAAGAAAATTATCAAGTCTGGTATTTTCTATCCAACGTTTATTACTGGTCTGTCTGGAAATGGTAAAACATTTAGTGTAGAACAAGCATGTGCTCAACTTGGACGAGAACTTGTTCGTGTAAACATTACTATTGAAACTGATGAAGATGATCTTATTGGTGGTTTCCGTCTTGTCGATGGGGCAACTGTTTGGCATAACGGACCTGTCGTTGAAGCACTTGAACGAGGAGCAATCTTGTTACTCGATGAAGTTGACCTTGCTAGCAATAAAATCCTCTGTCTACAGTCCATCCTTGAAGGTAAAGGTGTGTTCCTGAAAAAAATTAACAAATATGTTAATGTAACAGATGGGTTTAATGTATTCGCAACAGCTAATACTAAAGGTAAGGGTTCTGATGATGGAAGATTTATTGGTACTAATGTGCTAAATGAAGCATTCCTTGAAAGATTTGCGGTAACGTTTGAACAGTGTTATCCTAATCCTACAACAGAACAAAAAATTCTTGATGGTGTTTCATCAACTCTAGATATGCAAGAGTCGTTAGATACGACATTCTGTAAAAATCTGGTGGACTGGGCAGAAATTATTCGTAAAACATTTGCCGAAGGTGGTATCGACGAAGTTATTTCAACTCGTCGTTTAGTTCACATTATTCGTGCATACAGTATCTTTGGTAATGAATCTAAAGCCCTTAGTGTTTGTTTGAATAGATTTGACAATGACACCAAACAATCTTTCCTAGATTTGTTTGATAAACTAGTTGCACCTAAGGAAGAAACTTTTGATGATCAAGACTTGACAACACTGTAAATAATTTGTATAATCAATAGGGTGAAATTCCCTATTATAATTTTGAATAACTATGACAAAAAAATACAATGAAGATGCTCTGTTGAAAGAGCTGAGTGATTACATTGCTGGAACTTATGGACAACATTATTCTGCTGGCAACGACAGCATTCAAACGTTAGATTTAATTGAAGCATGTGGAGACGCTGAGTCATTTTGTCGCAGTAACATCCTGAAGTATGCTTCACGTTATGATCGCAAGGGCACTGCCCGTCGTGATATAATTAAGATCCTTCACTACGGTCTTCTCCTTCTACATTTTTCTGACAAAGCTGCAGTTACTGAACCCTACCCACAATAATTATGAAAATTTCCATCGAAACTCTGAATATTCTCAAAAACTTTTCTAACATCAACTCTTCGTTGGTTGTTAAAAAGGGAAATATTCTGCGAACTATTTCTCCTGCAAAAAATATTCTTGCAAAGTTTGAATGTCCAGAATCTTTCGACAATGATTTTGCTGTATATGATCTAAATGAATTTCTGGGTGGTCTCTCTCTGTTTAAGGATCCTGACTTTGATTTTGGTAATACTTCTTATCTTTCTATTCGCAGTAATAAATCTAGAGTTAAATACTTTTTCTCTGATCCCAGTGTGATTACTGCTCCTCCAGAAAAAGATATTGAACTACCAACTATTGATGTTGAGTTTACTTTGACTGAAGAAGTTCTTTCGTCATTGATTCGTGCAGCAAGTGTGTATCAACTTCCCGATCTTTCCTTGGTTGGTGAGAATGGAAACATGAATCTTGTGGTTCGTACAAAGAACAATGATACATCTAACAATTTCTCCGTCAAGGTTGGTGAAACTGAGAATGAATTTTGTTTCAATTTCAAAGTAGA